ATTTTTTCAACAAGTAAATGATTTAGTATATAAATTGTGGCGTCAATGGAAATCACGAGGATACATAGAAACTCCAGTACTTAAACGCATGATATCTAAAGATTCTGTACAAAACATGACAGCTAACAAGCTATTCAATTATTTTTTGCAAGCAGTCGAAACGGAAGTATCCGTACAAAAGTTACGGCAATGTCATGCACTACTTTTAAATTACAAAACCAAGATGATATTGTATACATATGACTCTGTTTTATTTGATGTTCCCATGACAGAAGCAAAAGAATTACTACCACAATTAAAACAAATCTTAGAACAAGGCAATTTTCCAGTAAAATGCAGTGTTGGCGATATTTATAGTAAAATGACTAACATCCCGTTATGAACATAGACTCAATTTTAACAGAATGGAGATACCGATTACCTGCAGGATATCCCAAATCGGCACAAGACTTTGAAATCCTACGGGATGTTATTGTCGAAATGACTGATATTGATTTATCAGAAGCAGAACGCATAGTACGTAGATCGATGGGATTAAATGAAGCTCCTACAGAGTCTGATATTAAATCTATGTATTCAAATCGAGTTATTCGTATAGTAAACGATAATGGTGTAACCGTTTATTCCTTACAACCATTTGACGATCATGATTTTGATATACCAGATGCGGCACAAAATAAAATATCCGGAGTAGATTTGTCTGCAGAAGAGCTTAGTAATATTATTAAGCCGAATGCTACATATAACTTTTATATGTTTGATAAATCATATAAATTAGTTAATACCGGCGAAACGATGGGACAACTAATTTTAAATTCAGTTTCTTCAAACACACAAGATTTTATTGATGCTGCTAGTTTTGAAAAATTTATATTAGAACGTTATTCAGTGCCCGGCCAGGAAATTATTGGAATTCCTGCAATGTATTCTGCAATTACACGAGATCCGCAATATGCTCCATATGAAATGGAATTATTAGATTTAATACGATCACCAAAGACAATGGAATTGCGTACTGGAGTAACACCAATTCGCGGAATTCATGAAAAGTTATACGACGTAATACGAGATACCGTTAAAATACCAAACGGGGATGAATCAGAATTGTGGTTTGCTATAACATATAATGGCCGAGTAAAAGGAGCCGTTGCGGGAGAAAGCGGTATTGAAGCCGATATTGAAGTTGGAGACCAAACCATATCATTGAAAAACTACGAAAAAACTACGTTTGATTTCGGATCATTACCAGCAGAAGGAACACAGCTATTAAATGAGTTTTTAGAAATATCTAAACTTTTAACAGGACAAGATATAAGTAAATCAAAAGGACGAGATCAAATCAACAACGTTTTAAATTTCTTGGATGACGAGACGGTAGAAGCACAAATACGTCAATTAATTGAAATGGGTGAAACTACGGATATTATATTGATACGTAATGTTGGAAATCGTTTGAAAAAGTTTTATGCATTAAGTGATAACTTAGATAGCATGATACATGCATTTTGTCATATTATCGATACTGTTTTACAAGAGAAAGTTTTATCTGTAGGATGGTGGGGTATGATTATCAAATCCAATAAAACATTGTTCCTAGAATCTGCAGAAGATGTATATCAAGCTGTAAGATGTAAAAATGACCGACTATCTGATGCAATTGCTAATTTCCACCAAAATAAACTATTTGTACTAGGAAGTCAATTAAGTACTAAAGTAACAAAAAAATCACAGGACTAATGCGTTGAAAACACAACTACTTTGCACCTTTGCACATAAAACAGACTTAAACATAGTAACGGAATACATACAAACTAGTTATCAAATTCCAGAACAACGAATATTTGTGTTTTCAAATGCTGAGGTACCTGACAATTTGTATTGCACATACAATGCATATGACACAACCAGACGCGGACAAAATACTATAAGCATCCATCGCAAAAAAGAAACTAATACATTGTATACGGTTAATGCTTTAAATGAAGTTATACGAAAAGTTAATAACGGTGTTTTAGATAAGACATATCAACTAGATTGGACACGATATCAAAATTCATTTATACTTACAGATGATGCTGGATATCGAGTTATTAACTTGGTATTTTTCAAGAAATTTTCTTGGCATTGATATTTATATTATATATTATTTAGGAAACTAAGACATGATCAAATTAAAGTCACTATTAAAAGAAAATAATCCGTTTGATAATTTACAACTCCGAATTAATCGAGTAGATTATGATACTAATATTGCTGGTATTGTTAGCATGACATTTCAAGGTTCAAATTTTGATGATAAAAATACATTTGGTGAAATCATTAATGACATTAAACAAGATATTGAAAGTAAAAATGATCCAACTGGTGCATATGACCAAACAAGATTAGTTTCTGACATTACATTTGATTGTGAACTTAAAGTTGGGAGTGATACAATCGACTTTACAGTTACATATGATGAAGATGGTGACATTCAAAATGTAGAAATACAAGATGAACCAATTGCAGCAAAACATGGAATAAGTGATTCAACGATCTTGAATTATTTATCCTAAACTAATAAAACAAAAAAAACTTAACTAATTACTTTGAATTAACGAATTAATTATATATCTTATAATTAATAAATAACATAAATTAATAACTTAACAAAAGGAAGACTTATGGCACTTAACTTAGATGCAATTAAGGCAAAACTGAATCAGTTAAACAAAGCTGATGACAAAAAACAAAATTTGTGGAAACCTGAAGCAGGTAAAACAAGAATCCGAATCGTACCTTACGTACACCGCAAAGAAAATCCATTTCTAGAATTGTATTTCCATTATGATATTGGTAAGCGTTCAATGCTTTCTCCAATCTCATTTGGTAATGCAGATCCAATTGTGGAATTTGCAGACAAACTCAAAAAGACAGGCGACAAAGACGAATGGCTAATGGGTCGTAAAATTGAACCTAAGATGCGTACTTATGTACCAGTTATCGTTCGTGGTAAAGAATCTGAAGGAGTTAAATTTTGGGGATTCGGAAAACAAATCTACACAGAACTTCTTTCAATTATCTCTGATGCAGATTATGGTGATATTACGGATCTAATCAATGGTCGTGATATTGATGTAGAATTCACTCCGGCTGAAGGAGCAAATTTCCCTAAAACATCAATTCGTGTTAAACCAAATACACAACCAGCAACTGAAGATAAAGCAATTGCTGAGAAAATCATGAATCAACCAGTTATCACGGATATCTTCCCTGAGCCAACTTATGATGAATTGGAAAATGCATTAGCAGAATGGATGAATCCAGAAAATGCAGATTCTGATGTAGCTTCAACTGATACTGAAGAAGAAACACCAGCAGCACCTACGAAGGCATCAAAGCCAGTAGCGGGTAAAGTTGATGATGTTGCGTCAGCATTTAATGATCTTTTCAATTAAGGAGTTATAAATGGCAAAGAGTAAAAGCAAACTAGAACTGGAAGATGCATTAGCAAATACCTTAGCAGAAAGCATTAACAAGCAATTTAAAGGTCAAGCATTAAAAACAGCATTCTTCTTAGATGGTGATGATGATGCACCTAGCAATGTTAAGGATTGGATTTCATCAGGTTGCGATTCACTCGATTTAGCAATTTCTAATCGGCCGAACGGAGGATTCCCAGTAGGCCGTATTACAGAAATTACCGGATTAGAAGCATCTGGTAAATCTTTATTAGCATCACACGCATTAGCAGAAACACAGAAAAAAGGTGGATTAGCAGTATATATAGATACTGAGTCAGCAACTAGCACTGAGTTTCTTCAAGCAATTGGTGTTGATTTGAAAACCATGTTATATGTTCCGTTAGAGACAATTGAAGAAATATTTGAAACGATTGAAACTATAGTTGAGCAGGTTCGAAAATCAAATAAAGAACGTTTAGTTACAATCGTAGTAGATTCAGTAATGGGTGCTTCCACAAAAATTGAAATGGCAGCTGAATACGACAAAGATGGTTATGCAACTAGCAAATCCATTATTCTTTCAAAAGCAATGCGAAAAGTTACAAATTGGATTGCTCGTGAAAATATTTGTCTAATCTTTACTAACCAACTTCGAACAAAATTAGGTGTTTCTTTTGGAGATGCTTGGACGACATCAGGTGGTAAAGCAATTCCATTTCATGCTTCGGTACGACTTCGTTTGAAAAATACGGGTATGATTAAAGCAAAAATGAACGGAGTAGAACAAGTTGTTGGAAGCAAAACTGAGGTTCAAGTTGTTAAGAATCGAATGGGTCCGCCACATCGCAAAGTAAATTATGATATCTACTATGATAGTGGTATTGATAATTATGGTGGTTGGTTGGAAATTATGAAGAAGTTTGATTTAGTTAAACAAGCAGGTGCACATTACACATTAGATGATGTTGATGCGGATACCGGAGAAGTGTTTGGCGAAATTAAATTCCAATCAAAAAACTTTGTTGAGA